GACTTGCAGCCCGGAGCCCGTGTACAGAGCGAAAGAATTGATCGTGAGGCCGTTGAAGTCGCCGGACGCGAACCCGAACCTCACGACGACCCGACCTGCTGTGGAGCGGTCCACGGCCCCCTCCTGGAGGGTCAGGAAATGGTCGATGCCGTCATGCCCAAATCCCAGCGTTTCCAGGGCATCGTAATAGTTTCCCTCGCAGTAAAAAGAGCCGTCATAGCTGGCCGCCCCGTTGTAGAAGAGGCCGTCTGGAAGAGATGCCTGCTCCGACTCCAGACGAAACCGGATGGAGTCGAGCACGCACCGGGCCGGCTTCCAGGTCTCGATTGTCTGGCGAAGCAAAGTCAGGTCGGCACCGGTCACGGCCTTGCCGGGGATCGCCTGGGACACTGCGAACTTGGCCCAGTGCCCGGGAAGCCGTTCTTCGATGACCATACCGGGCCAGCCTACTGCTGCCAGTGCGGCCTTGATGGCCCAGGGGGTGCCCTTGCGCCGGCAGATGGCGATCGCGTCCTTGATCAGCTGCCGCCGCTCAATATCAGTGCGGGCCAGCAACCAACCGCTGGTACCCATGACGCCGAACTGCTCCGCCAGAAATGGCAGCGCAGGAACCGGGGTGGTGTCGATGTTGTAGAGGGCGGCCGCTTGGGTCGGAATGCTGGCGGCCTGGGCCGCCAATTCCTTCAGGACCTGACCCCTCTCATCGCTGATGGAGGGCGGGAGCAGGACGGGATCAGCCATTGCCATACCCCGCCAGCACCAGGTTCACCGAAGTGCAGTTGGCCCACTGGTGGCCAGCAAGCACCTGGTCAGTCCAGCCCACCAGCTCCACGCTGTAGACCCCATCAATGGACAGGGCCGCGATGAGCTGGGAGCCGATGAGCGCCTTCTTCAGGCCGGCCTGGCGCTCCTGGCGGTAGCGCAGGGCAGCGGCCTGGGCCGCCGCCATCACGGATTCGGTGTCCGCCCAGTAGTAGAGGGTGAGATTGGCGTGGATCGCGAACGGGGCCGGCACGGGGGCCAGGACCCGGACCTGGTCGCACAGGGGGCGAACGGTTTCACCGGAGAGCACGCTCTGAACCCGCGCGAGCAGCTCCGAGGTAGGAAGGCCGGTAGCGGCCAGGGGGTAGACCGCCACGACCCCGGGCTCCGGAGTCTCCACTCCGACGTCGATGATGTCGGTTGAGGCCCCCAAGGCCAGGAACCGATACGCCCCGGCAGGGCCGGCGCTGGAGAATTGCTCGGGGGCACTCATGATCCGCTGCCGGAGCCGGTCATCGCTCTCCGACTGGGTCCCGCCGGAGGTCGGAGTGATGTTCATCACCCCGCCAAGGATCGACAGGGGTTCCAGGGGCACGCTGATGTCGCCTGGCTGGTAGCCGTTCCCCGCGTCTCCGGCGGTCTGGCATACCGCCAAGGCCTGTCCCGTGGTCTGCCCGGCAGGAATCAGGACTACCTGGTTGGTCGCGAAGGTCGCGCTTCCGTTCTTGGCCTGGACCGGGTAGCCGCTGGGGATGACCTGGTCCACCAGGAAGCTGGAGGTGAGGGTGAACTGCAGGGTGGTGCGGGCGCCCTGGGCCTCCAATCGGGTGACCCCGACCAGCTCCCCCAGGAGGTCGAGCATGGGCGCCCGGGCGTAGCGGACCAGCTGCTGTTTGCAGGCTTCCTGGAGCGCTCCCCGGTTCAGGATGGTCAGGTAGGCCAGGAGGTCGATCAACAGCCGCTCGTACTGCGCCGGGTAGAGGGAACGCCCAGACAGGGCCTCGAATCGGCTCACCAAGTCCGCAGTGATGGTGGCGGCATCCAGGTCAACGAATTGGGGATCGGCGATGGCCATCAGGCAACTCCCGTATCGGCGGCGGTCGGGGCGCTCCATTCGCTGCCATTCCCGATCCAAACCAGCTGGCTCACGTCATCACCGCCCTTTGGCGACCAGGTGATGGTCAAGACGACGGCCCCGACCAGGGCTGGAGTCACGCTCACCCGCTTGACGTCGATCCGTGGCTCCCACTGGCGCAAGGCCCGGAAGGTGGACCGGATGATCGCAGGGATGGCCACCGGCATGGGACGGTCCACCTGCTCGAACAGATCGCAGCCGAAGGTGGGACGGTGAGGGACGCTGCCCAGGGGCGTGGAGAGGATGATCCGAATGGCTTGGGCAACTTCCTCCAGGCCGGTGACGACCTCGCCCATGGACCCCAGGGAGGGCTGCCAGAAGGGAGTGTCAGGAACGGCGGTCATGGGCAGACCTTTACGCGCGCGCAGGGGAGGACCAAGGAAAGCGGTTTCTGGCGCATCATCACCACTAGGTCACCGGCCCTGTGTCCGAACCCGGTGCGGAGGTCGGATGGGTATGGTTCATGAAGTCCCGTCCCGCGATGGTGGCCGCCGGACTGATGACCTTGGTTTCGGAATGTACCTCACCCTGGATGGTGAGGTTGCCCGGCACCGGTCCGCCGGAGGTGGTGGTGATCCCGCCGTTGGCCATGATGGACTGGGCAACGGCGAGGGTGTGGGTGACCGAGACGACGCCGTCCAGGACGATCTCCGGAGCCTTGATGGTGGCGACGGTGCCGGCCGTCGCATCCAGCGATCCACCGGCCTGAGCCTGAATGTCACCGCCGGTGTTGGCGATGAGGTTCCCCGGAGTATCCACGGTCACAGTCCGGGTATCAGGGTCGATGGTCACCCGGGTGCCATCCTCCGTCTCGACATGGACCATCTTGGCCGCCGCCGCCGGCGCCGGGTCGGCCCTGGAGTAGATGCAGCCGACAACCACGGCGTCGTCGAGGTCCTCATCCGCCAGCACCACCACCTGGCTACCGGGCCTGGGCAGGGCAAAGGCCTTTGCGCCCAGGGCCAGGGGCACCAGCACCGGCAGCCAGCCGGAAGTCATGCTGAATTCAGGGTACTGGACCCGCACGGCCGCACTTCCGGCGTCCACTTCTGCCACCAGGCCACGAACCATCATTGCAGGGTCCTCCGGATCGTGATCTCGGTGGCGTACCCGCGCTTCGGATCGCAGGTATGGCGGCTGTGCAGGACCAGGTACTTCCCGCCACTGGCTCCCCATCCGTCCTCGCCGTCCGGAGCCAGCATAACCGTCACGCCCGAGCGCAAACGGGTTCGGCCCGGCAGGCTGAGGGTGGCCTCCCGTTCATAGCTCTTTGAGGAGCGCAAGGCCCGCTTGGCATGGACCTCCAGGTTGCGCCGGGGGCCCCGCAGCACGTGCCGGAGCTGCTGGGACTGCCCGTGCAAGGTCGGTCGGGGCGCGTTGATCAGGCGATCCTGTTCCTGGCCGGGCTGGAGGTTGATCTCGAATTCGACCAGCTCCTTGAGCTCGCTGTCGAAATAGCGGGTGTAGGAACCCCGGGAGCCAGGCTGGATCTTGTTGCGAAACCGGTAACGGGTGGTATCCGAGCGGCCCAGCTCGTAGACCGGGGCCGAGCGTTCCAGGGCCTCAGCCTGGAGCAGGATCAGGGTAGCCTGGTCCTTCCCGCCCTTCAGGCTGCACACCAGGCCGTATTCCCGGGCCAGGCGCTTGAGGAAGGCCAGGTCTCCCTCGTCATGCTGGGTCAAGGTGGTCCATGCCAGCCGATCCGCCTCCACCGTCACGGCCAGGCCATGCTTGGCGGCGATGGACCGGGCGATCTGTTCCAGGGTGACCCCCCGCCAGGCGTAACTGGTGCGGTCGTGGATCCGACTGGCCGGCAGGTTGCCGATGGCCCGGAGGGTTACCACGTCCGGCGGACCATCGACCTCGATCTCATCGATCTGGAACCCGGCCCCGCTGGCGAACTGCTCGCCCCCCTCATACCCGAAGGCGAACGCCAGGGCGGCCCCATGGCGCGGGTAGAGCGGCCCCTGGAGCAACCGCTGGCGATCTTCCAGGGCCACCTCCAGGGCATCCGGTTCATCGCCCTCCAGGTGGTCCACATAGACCAGCTGGCGCACGTAGGGGGTCAGCTGGGCGCTCAGGTCGACGCCCTCATACCAGAGGGTCGTGGCGGGCGCCTTGGCACGCCTTACATCCATGGCACATCGCCCTCCGTAGCTGGCAACGCGGGCGCCAGGTCGGTTTCATCCAGAATCGGGATCCTCAGGGCCAACCCGCCCGGTAGGGTGCCCGGAGTGGGATCGACGGTCGGATTGGCCTGGAGGATGACCGGATAGGCGAGGGCGTCCCCGTAGTAGCGATAGGCCAGGCTATCCCAGCGGTCCCCCTGCAGTGTCGTGTGGGTCAGGTATTCGCTCATGAGGTGGTCCCGATCAGCCCGGTCTGGGGGTCGACCTTGGATTGGGCGCTGGTGGCCGGCGCGGTGACCTTCTTCTTGCGAACGGCCGGAGCCGGCGGGGCGAGCACCAGCTCAGGATCGTCGGTCCACTCCAGCAGTTCGAGGGTCAGCTCCACCGCCGCGATCCTGCCATTGGGGAGGTGCTTGGTCACCTGGTGGGGAATCTTCTCCAGGACGTACGATCCCGCATAGATGCCGGTGGTCGCGTCTTCGCCCACGACCAGATCCAGGACCTCCCGGTTGCGCATCGAGGCGAGCAGGGCCGACAAGGCCGTTTCGATGCCAGGGTGCACCA